ATTACCATTCCATGCCCCTGCTACAAATATGACATAATCCTCTATGCCATATTCAATTCCCTTAATTTCAATCCCTGCAAATCCACTGTAATATGCAACAGACTTGTTATCTTTGTATTCGGACTTTTTCATATTATCGCCCCTTTCAATATTCAGGAATTGCAATAAACAAGGGTTCTTTGCTTTTCCTGTCAATTATCGTGTAACAATTACCGTCAAACTCTATCAATGTTCGATTGAGTTTGAAGGATATACCATGCTTTCTATTGAGATAACGTGTAAACGCTTTTTTCTCATTATTAGCATGGGTTGTCATTGTACCAAACAAGTAACTTGTGTTTACAGTCCAGTCATTGTCATACAGATAACAGTCAAGTTGTCTAATCTCAAATTTCATGCTTTCAACCCCTTTCTTTATTGACGTTGCATTTAATATCCGTCAATACGTAATCCCAACTTGTACCATAATGAGTAACGCCCCAAACATACATATCTAATTCCTCATTGTAAAACAGTATTTCATCTGTACACTCTTGAAGTATTCGTGCCCCATTATCACTAATAATGTAATACTGATAAATATCAGTATAAGAGTCTGTTTCTTCATCGTATTCATTGCCATTGACTGTTTCCCAATATCCTATTTCAATGGTTTTGGGAATAATGCCGTTATTGAGTACAGCGTCAAAGGACTTTGCTAAAGTTGCGTAATCGACATATCCATGTTCTAATCCGTAATTACTAATCCTGTTTCCGTAAAACCATTCCCCTGTTACAAAATTATGCTTGCTATCCATTGTAATTCCCCTTTCTATTAGATCATTGCCAAATCGGTAACAAAGTTACAACCAAATTCTCCTATTGTGTCAAGCGTCAATTCTTTATCGCCCCTTTCAAACGTCACAATGTTCATGGTATCTGTAAATCGTTCTACGATTACACCCAACGACATTTGAAGTGCTAATATAGCTTTCTCAACCCCTGCGTTATACGTTGTCTTAAAGTATGCCATACTTGCAACCCCTTTCTAATGTCGTTTGGTTCATGTCGTTTACAGTTACTATTATACATATAAAATAGTAAATGTCAATAGGGAATTTAGCATAATTCAAGATTTTTTGTAATTCTAATAACTATGGCTTTAGCTATAAATTATCCTTATACCATGTATGATCTACCGATTTATACCAAATCGCGCAACCCTGCGGTAGATCATTTGGTTAGGGGCATGGGGGAATGGAGATCAGGCAGGGGAGCCGGGTGAGGGTCGAAAATTCCGCGCAAATAAAAAAAAGTCACTAAATTTACAGAAACCTATTGACAAATAACTGTAAATCTGTATAATAGTAAATGACAGGAGGGAATAACATGTTTGAAATGAAAAAGGCTTGCGTCTACACCCGTGTATCTACGGCTGAACAGGCGAACGAAGGTTACTCTATTGAAGAACAGGAAAGAATGTGCAAGGCAGCGATTGAGTCCAAGGGCTGGTCGTATGTCGGGACATTCAGTGACCCCGGTATCTCTGGCAGGACTATGAACCGCCCCGGCTTGCAGGACATGTTGTCTGAAATCAACAAGGGCAACGTCGAAGCGGTGGTTATCTACAAGCTGGACAGACTGTCCCGCAAACAGAAGGACACCATGACCATTATTGAGGACGTGTTCTTGAAGAACGACATTGCGCTGGTATCTCTGAACGAAACCCTTGATACCTCCACACCTTGGGGCAGGGCGATGATCGGTATTCTGTCCTCCTTCAATCAGATGGAGTCCGAGAATATCCAGATGCGAACCGCAATGGGGCGTGAAGCCAAGGCGAATAGCGGTGGATATGCTGGCGGTAAACCGCCCATCGGCTATAAGGCTGAGAATGGTAGTCTGGTAGTTGTTCCCGAAGAAGCTGAGATCGTGCGGCTGGTATTCCAGCTTCGCAAAGAGGGCGGTACTTACATGGGTATTGCCGAGGAATTGAACCGGCGTGGGTATCGGACGAAGAAGGGCTTGGAGTTCAAGCACTCCGCAATCCAGAATATCCTCAAAAACGAGGACACCTACCGGGGCAATTACAGGTACGGCTTGGGTAACGGCGTAGGCAAGCATGAACCGATTTTGAAGGAGGATTGACCGTGGGTAAGGTATTCTTGTGTCTGCTGGCGGCTATCGGGTGTTCTATACTGACTGCTTTCACACATACACCTGTCACATTGATTATTGGGTTCGTGTTCTATGGGCTGGCTTTTGTGTTCTTCATTGTATGGATAATCAAGTCTATCAAACAGCTTATAGGACAGGGCAGACAGATAAGGCGGGCGGTGGACGATGAACGTATACAGAAGATGTACGACAAGTTCAACAAGGGGTGATATATGTGGATTACGACAAGCTGAAAGCCGGGATTGACAGGGCGATTGCGCTTCACCCTGACGATTTCGAGGCTTATGACGATATGTTTAATGTCTGCCGGGAAATTTCCCGGCATGACTGGAACCATGAATTGAGGGACAAGATCAACCTTGCCCTCGTTTATGCTGCTGAGACAAGCAACTTCTCCGAGGCCGAGAGGTTCAACGACCTGCTGTTCCGTTCGCTGCTGCTCAGTGCGCCGTTCTACTTCGACGATTACCTGCAAGCGGTGGAGTTCGGCAAGCCCTTGGATAAGAAGTTCTACCAGCCCCGGCGACACTACCTCAAAAGGTATGTGGACGCTTATCAGGAGATATTGGACGGCAAGCTGGACTTCCTGTCTATCTCCATGCCGAAACGCGCTGGCAAGTCGCAACTGGGTATCAACTTCACGAATATGCTGTCTGGAAAGTACCCGGACAGGTCTACGCTCATGGAAGGTACGGGCGATGACCTTGTGAAGTCCTTCTATCTGGGCTGTCTGGAATACCTGCAAACGCCCAGTGACTACCACTTCTACGACATTTTCCCTGAAAGCAAGCTGGTTCAGACCAACGCAGACACGAAGATCATCAACCTTCTGCATAAGTCCCGTTTCCCCACGGTTATGTGCAGGTCGATTGACGCGAGGCAGGTAGGTTTGAGCGAGGCAACGAACCTGCTGTATCTGGATGACTGTGTGGAGGGACGCGAAGAAGCCAAGAACCGGCAGCGGCTTGACGATAAGTGGGAGATCATATCGGGTGATATTATCGGACGTGCCATTGAGGGTACGCCTATCGTCATTTGTGGAACCCGGTACTCCCTGTACGACCCGATAGGGCATTTGCAGGAGGAAATGGCGAAGCAGGGCAAGCGGATGAAGATACTGGAAACGCCCGCCCTTGACCTGACCACGGACGAGAGCAACTTTGAGTACACCCGCGAGGGCAAGAAGGTGTTCACGACTCAGTATTTCCGCGACCAGCGAGAAATGCTGTCGGCTGAACAGTTCGAGTCGGAGTTCCAACAACAACCCTTCGAGGCCAAGGGTCTGCTGTTTCCTGAGAACCAGCTTAACCGCTTCTTTGAACTGCCGGTTGACCGTGACCCGGACAGCATCATTGCCGTGTGCGATACCGCAGACAAGGGCGAGGACTATTGCTCCCTCCCGGTTGCCGCTGTGTACGGCGAGGAAGTGTATATTATCGACGTGGTGTTTGATGACGCTCCCCCGGAAACGACCAAGCCTGAGTGCGCCAAGGCCCTACAGGAGAACAAGGTTGTCGCCTGTACCTTCGAGAGCAACAACGCCGGTTCCTACTTTGCCCGCGACGTACAAGAACTGCTGACAAACCGGGGCTACCTGTGTTCCATCCGTACCAAGCGGACTATCAGTAACAAGCAGACCCGCATAGAGTTTGCATCGGACATGATCTTGAAGAAGTTCTACTTCAAGGACAAGTCCACGTATGCCCGGAACAGTCAGTATGCGGAGTTTATGAAACAGCTTACGACCTACACCCGGTCTGGCAAAGTGCCTCACGATGATGCCCCGGACTCCCTGTCGCTGCTGGAAAATGAACTGCGCATGTTGGTTGCGTCCAAGCCTGAGATTATTAAGCGACCTGTGTAACTCTCCAATCCTTATATTTCTGTTAAAAGGGCTTGACAAGGATAGGCGAACTGGATATGATGGAGCGTGAAAAGGTGGAGTGGGAGTTCCTCATTAAATAAATCTCCCGGACGGGTTACTTCACCTTTTCACTTCATCATGCAAGGAGGGGCGCGTATGGCTCTGTGTGGTAGGCGAGTTATCAAGACGGATGCTACGGTAGTGACGGCGCAGAATGTCGTTTCTATCCTGAACCGCGCCTTGCCCCGGCACAATGAGAACCGCAATGAGATCAACTACCTCTGGCGGTATTACCGTGGGTTCCAACCCATCCTCAACCGGGAGAAGGATGTTCGGCCCGAAATCTGCAACAAGATTGTGGAGAACAGGGCAAACGAAATCGTGTCCTTCAAGTCGGGCTATCTGATGGGCGAACCGTTGCAGTACGTTTCCCGCAGTACGAACGGGGACGATATGGCAGACGAGATCAATCAGTTGAACGAATACGTCTATGCGGAGGAAAAGTTTGCAAAGGACAAGGAGTTGGCTGACTGGTTCCATATCTGCGGTACTGCTTTCCGCATGGTTCTCCCGGATGAAACCGGGGACGAGGACGAAGCCCCGTTTGAAATCTACACGCTTGACCCGCGCTTCACCTTTGTGGTGTACAACAACGGCCTTGGCAACAAGCCTGTGTTGGGCGTGAAGTACGTCGTAGATGAAAACGGCAGAATACACTACTCCTGCTACTCCGAAACTGAGTATTTTGAGATCGTGGATTCTGTGATTATTCGGCATGAAGGGCATGTTCTGGGGAGTATTCCGATTATCGAATACCCGCTGAACATTGCGCGTATCGGCGCGTTTGAACTGGTTGTCCCGCTGTTGGACGCGATCAACCTGACGGATAGCAACCGTCTGGACGGCGTGGAGCAGTTCATTCAGGCCCTTATGCTTTTCCATAACGTCGATATTTCCTCCGACGATTTTCAGGCGTTGCGCGAGGAAGGGGCTATCAAGTTCAAGGACATTGATAACAACCTGAAAGCCGAAGTCTCCTACCTGATTAACAACCTCAATCAGTCCGAGACGCAGACGCTTGTAGACCACATGTACCAGACGGTGTTGACCATCTGCGGTATGCCGAACCGAAACGGTGGCACTTCTACAAGCGACACTGGCAGCGCAGTCGTTTTGCGCGACGGATGGAGCGCGGCAGAGGCGAGGGCCAAGGACTCCGAACTGATGTTCAAGAAGTCCGAACGGGTGTTCTTGAAGCTGGTTCTGAATATCTGCAACGTCCTCGAAGGTATGCAGTTGAAGGTCTGCAACGTAGAGGTACGATTCACCCGGCGCAACTACGAGAACATTGCTCAAAAGGCGCAGGTTCTTGACCTGATGTTGAAGAACCCGAAAATCCATCCCCGGCTTGCGTTTGAATCGTCTGGTTTGTTCATTGATTCTGACCTTGCTTACACTCTCAGTATGGAGTACGTTGAAGAACAGGAGAAGAAACAAGCTGAACTGATGAAGCAACAGGAGGCGTTGAAGCGTGGTGGAGGAATGGAGAACGGTGACGATACCGGGTCTGAGCAACTACCAAGTAAGTAATCTTGGGAATGTTAGGAACACGTCTTGGCGAAGTCCGGGACGGATTCGGCAACTGACTCCTGTTAAGGACAAAGACGGCTACCTGCTGGTTTGCCTTTCCTACGAGGATGGTAGGCAGATTTGTCCAAGGATTCATAGGCTGGTGGCAATGGCTTTCCTGCCTAACCCTGACGGACTGGAACACGTCAACCATAAGGACGAAAACAAGGCGAATAATCGACTTGACAATCTGGAATGGATGACGTGTTATGACAATAACAACTACGGAACCCGCAACGCGAGACTTGCCAAGTCAAAGCTGAATACGAACTGTAAGCAGGTTCGGCAACTTGACTTGAAGGGAAATTTGATTAGGGTCTGGAAGTCGGTACATGAAGTGAATCGGCAACTGGGCTACGATGTCGGGTTTGTGGCAAGATGCTGTACAGGAAAATGCCTGACCGCCTACGGGTGGAAGTGGGAATATGAGGTGGCCTAATGGACGTGAAGATAACTAAGGATATGGCAGAGGCCATTGAAAATATCCTGAGTCACGGTAGCCGGGTTGAACTGGCTGTCGAAAAAGGGAAAGTCGCAATCGTTGAGATCAAGCGAAAACTTAAATACAAAGAAGCCTGAGATTAAGTCTCAGGAAGTCCAATGGGACTGTGCGTGACGAACGCATAGTCCCATTTTTTGTAGGTGAGGGTATGGTTCAGAGATACATTCATGCGCTGGACGAGGTAAACCGTATGGCTGCGGTGAGTTACCGAGAGTCCGGGGGCAACGTGGAGAATGTCATAGGCGACATACTCTCCCTGCTGATAGCGGCCTACCGCCACGGGATTGAGGATATTGCGGACATGCTCATGTACCGCATATACATTGACCTGAACCGCATGAACAATGCGATCTACAAGAACATCGGCGGCAAGACCTTTGAGGACAGGGTGCGTGACCACATGGCAGCGGATGACCCGAAGGGTCTGCAAATGCTGGCTGAGTCCGAGTACCATAGGGTTTACTCTCAGGCAGAGTTCGACGGCGCGGAGGATTACGAAGCCGATACCGGGCTGACTCCTACGAAGAAGTGGAACACCATGAACGACAACGACGTTCGGGAAACCCACGACTTCTTGGAGGGCGTGTCCGTTGGACTCCATGAGGAATTTCACACTGTTGACGGAGATCATGCACTGGTTCCGGGCGGCTTTGAGAAAGCCGAGAACAACGCTGGCTGTCGGTGCTGGCTGACCTTTGGTGTAGCGTAGGAAACTACTTTACATGGCGGTAGGGAAACCGCCTTAACAAATCGCACAGCGAGACAACGCTATATAACAGACAACATAGTGAGTGAACACTTATAAAACGCGAAGGAGGATTTACCATGAGTTACCTGAGTAATCTGCTGGGAACTGCCTACAAGGAAGGTATGACGGAGGACGAACTTTCTGCGGCTCTGGAAGGGCTGAACCTGACCGCTGGCAGCGATGATGCCGAAGTCACCCGCCTGAAAGCGGCACTCTCCAAGGCCAACTCTGAGGCTGCGGACTACAAGAAGCAGTTGCGCAGTAAGCAGACCGAGGCTGAGGCGGCTGCGGCACAGCAGAAGGAGGACTACGACAAGGCCCTCAAAGAGAACGCCGAGTTGAAGCGTTCTATCGCCCTCTCCGAGAAAAAGGCAAAGCTGCTGAGTATGGGCTACGACGCTGACCTTGCCGACAAGACGGCTGCTGCGATGGTGGACGGTGACATGGACACTGTTCTGGCGAACCAGCAGACCTACCTCGAAGCCCAGAAGCAGTCCATGAAAGCCGACCAGATGCGCGGAACGGCCCGCCCCGCTGCTGGTGCTGAGGCTGGCGGCATGGACTACGAGAAGATGATTGCCGAGGCTCAGGCGAACGGTAATATCTCCGCTGCTGCATACTACACCCGTCTGCAAGCCGAAGAAGCGGCGAAACAGGCGAACCCCTAACTACTGAAAGGAGGTAGCAAATCATGGCTGATGTTTTTGCTACGAGTTTTGGTGTACTGAACTAT